TTTATTCCCAATGATTTCAAGTGTTTACACACATCACATATCTCATCACAAAACCTCATTGAGAGAAGTGATTCGGGTGGCGTTTAAGATGATGAGAGAGAGGAGCCACCCGAACCAAACTGTCATCTAAAGATACTCAGGGCCAGTCCAACGGATTTGGAAGTTACCCTCAAGAACATTACCACGAGCGGCATTACGAGCAGGAGCATTGAACCCTGCTGCTTTTAGTAGGTCACCTTTTTTGAATTTTTTGTCGTTGTCAGTGTTTACAACGAAACCCCAAACTTGACCACCATTTTTTTGAAGAATCTTTGTATACTTAGGGCCATTTTTAATAACCCAACCTTCTGCAAATTCTTCGTTCATTTTGACACGAACTTCTGTTTCTGGTTTCATCCACTGACCGTAATCGTAGATTGCAGCGGCAATCATATTCTGAACACCTTCTTCAATAGTCTCAAACTTTTTCATTACTTTAATAGTCATCTCTAAACCTCTTGTTTCAACTCATCTTACTTATATACTATACTACATTTTTTGAGCAATGTCAAGTGTTTTGTTTACTTTTTTTGAAGTTTTTTCAACTTTTTTTTCTTTTGGTTTTACCTCGTTTTTTGCGTCATAAACAGATTGTTGTCTTCGTCTATGACTCATTACAGTCCTTTGAATAGGTGTAACTCTAGTTACCACTTGCTGAACCACCACTAGATGGGTATTCATCAAATACATAGTTCTCATCCCAATTGAAAGCTTCTCGTACTACATTTGCAGACAAACCTTTATAGTGTTGATGTAACTTTTTATCCTTTGCGGCAATCAATAGTTTTGCTTCATTCTCATGTAGACCTTCTAACATCTGAAAGAACATATTTTCTTTTTGATGTTGTTTGGTGCGATTGTCTGCACCTTCAATAAAGTGCCAGAGTTTCTTTGCCTCTTGTGCAAGGACAGTATGATTTGTACCTTCTGGTGAATCATTAGGTGTATAAGGAACATTACCCTCTGGAAAACACCATACGATTTTAGGATCAAACGCAGCCTTCAATAACATTTTGAGTGAATCTGTTTTGTGTTTTCTTAGGATTTCAATTTTCTTATCTTTAGTTTTTGCTTTAGATACTTTGTCTAATACTTCAGAAAACAAAGGGGTGTAAGTTTGTTCAGGCATTTAAAATTCTCCAATATCATTCATAAGATTTTTCAATCTTGATTGTACAAAATAATTTAATAATTTACTTCTGTCGCCACAAGGCGCACCATCGAACTCAGCCATAATTTGGGTTTCAAGTTCCAGTGGAATCTTGTCCAAGTTGATAAGCGTATCATTTCTCTGGTAGTTTCTTTTGACTTCATCCTGTAAATCATCAATATCTATATCTAACCAATTTTCAATCTTTTTCTTTCCCAAAGGCCTTTGTCTCATTCCATCGACAAATGTGTTATCGGGTGATAGAACATTAGGTACTCCATCACTAGTATCACCTTTGAGTATGTGTTCTTTTATATAGGTAACTGGATCATGTCCATTTACATATTTCTTGAGAATAGGTGAATATTGTTGCACGTTAGAATATTTCTGTAACTGAATAAAGTCTTTGTCACCAGATACAATCATAATCTTATCATCGTTACAGAAATTTTTACATAGTGTGGCGATAATATCATCTGCCTCTGCACCATATACTTCAAGATACTTGTATGGTAGGTTTTCTTTAAATTCTGCCTTAATCTTATTAAGAACACCAAAGATTAAATCCCAATCTTTACTATCTTTTTCTCTACCTTTCCTACGACCAGCTTTATAGTTAGGAAAGAAGTCACGCCTCCAATAGTGTTTAGAGTCATATGTAAGTACAATCTCACCATAATCTTTATTAAACTGACTACGATACATACGAATCGAATTGAGAATCATATGTCTTACCATGCTCTCATCAGGTTCATCAGTTTTAGTCATATTCAAATGCATCATCAGACTGGCTAATGTGATTTGATTCATATCCATGATAATCATAATAAATTACTTTCTTTCTTCTAAGTAAACACTTTTTCTAATTGAATTAAAACTAACAGTAATTCGTTCACTTGTTTCATTTGGTTCTGTCCAATGAGGCAACCAACTAGGGAACAATATTAGATTACCACTCTTAGATTCAACACTAAAGGGGATGGTATCATACTGTGTATCTTTTATAGATAGTTTTCTCTTGTCAGGAAAATCAAAAATCAAAGAAGCACTACCTTCTTCTGCATGAGGATAGTATGCACCACTTACCACGCTACCTTTAGTATTCGACCAAGAATCAACGTGTTTGTGTTTTTCAACTACACCATCCTTACCTAAAACATTAAACCAACTTGCAGATATAATAGTAGGTTCTAAATCGTCAAACTGTTTTACATATTCGTTGATTGTTAGTTGTATTTCTTTTCGCAAATCTTTTAGTACTGGGTGAAATAAAAACTCTCTATTTGTATTGTAACTACTCACTCCATTGATGAGTGAATACTTGCCTGTCTCTGAAGTATCAATAACCTCTAGACATAGTTTGTTAAAATCACTAAAGTCAATTTCCCAAATCAAATCTTCTGTATACATTATGCGGTCTTTCCACCATCGCCATCATCTTCATCATCTGATGAAAGTTCTTTTAACATTTCTTCTAAAATTTCGTGATCAAAGGATGCAAAAATATCTTCTGTTGTAGCAGTTGATGTTATCATTAACATATCAATCATTTCTTGCATTGGATGAGGATATTCTAAAGACCTACACACAGATGCTTTAATTGCTTCATTAACAAATCCTATCTCTCTAACAAACTCATCTCTCTTAATATCCACACCATTTTCTGCAAGACGATGGATCATAGGAATTACAATAGACTCACAGAGTTCATCTATCCACAACATATCCTCAGTTATTTTTTGGGTCTGACTTTTGGAAACAACTTTAACCCTTTTCCAAGGGCCTTTAACTACGTTACCTTTATTCACCCCTTTGGAACTATCGTCTTCCATGTGATCCTCTTTTCTTGATGTTCACCATAACAATTGTCACACCAATCACCATTTCTTAAATATGTATTACACATACGAATATAACCTTCGTGGTTTGCAAGTTCTGCCTCTGCACCCTTGATTTTCCTACGAATGTTACTTCTGGCAATAGAAGCCAGTTCCTTCTGTGTCTTAATCCATTTCTTAACCTTATCTGGATGAAGCATATGTTCTTCTGGTAAACCAACCAAAGAATGGTGAATAGATGTATTCTTAGAAGGCCCCTTTGCAGCACGTGCTTTTGCAAGACGTTCTGCTGCAGCAACCTTCTGCTCAGGTGTCATAGGTTTACGCCTCTTACGAGGTTTCGGTTGTACCCATCCATCATTTACAGATGTTTTTGCTTTGATACGTTTAGTCATCTACTACTCTCCAATTAAATTATCATCATTCATATATCCTACCACAATTTAGTAGCAATGTCAAGAGGAATTTTAACGATCCCATTTACCTTGTTCTTTTAACATATCAATTTTCTTTAACCACCTACGCCGACCTGCTGCACGAGCAAGCCTGCGTTTTTCACTTCTAGTTTGGTGACCAACTCGTTCTCGCATTTCGTTGAAGATGCCTTCATTTTGCATACGTTTCTTTAAAACTCGCATTGCACCATTGAGGTCATCTCCACGAACTTGAACAGTTAGTCCTAACTTTTCTCTATCTTTTCTCATTGAGCTGTAACAACCTTATTGATTTCAGTCTCAATGTTTGACATTGAAGTAACTTCATCTTCTGTCTTTGATGCGTCTACTTCTTTTTGAAGTTCTTTCCACGCATTGGTAGAACGAATCTTACCATATACCAGACGGTCTTTCATCATACGGTTCATAATAACTTTACGAGCTTCTTCATCTGAATACTCAAGTAGGACAAACGCACGATATTGTGTTCCAGTTGGATAGATTTCCATCTCTTTTGGATTGTAACCAGCAACATCAACAGATGCAATTACGTTCTTTGTGACCTTCTCAACTTCTGACATGGTGGTTGCAGATACATCATCGTCTGTACCAAGTCGTGTCATAAAGGTTTTCATCATACCATCTAACTTACCATTGATACGGTCAGCAAGAGTATACTTTGCATTGAGTGTTGCCATGTCAACTGACAACTGCATATCTGGTGATTGAGCAGTACCTACACTGTAGATTGCTTTTTCATCAGTTGGTAGTGTCTTGAACCAT